TTGTTTGCATTGCTGTCAGTTCTTCCGTAAAGGGACATTGACGTGTGCTCCGATAATTATTATACCTAAGTTTTATTTATATCTCAGGCTTCTTCTCGCTTCTGGATTGCTTGTTCAACAACCGCCAGAAGTTTATCGTCCATATCGGTCTTGGTTAGAGTTACTGCCTTTCTAAGGATTACGAGGCAAAGCTCTACCAACTTTTCGCCAAGTTCCTCGTTATCAGGAATGTTGGCAACGGCGTCTTTTACAATTTTGGATGCGAGGGGAAGTAGAAATCCTAACATGATCTTACAGCATAGTGCAAGAACTATTTATTTCTCCCACTCATCCAAGATATCTGTCAACTTTGCAAGAAACTGTTTGAAGGTTAGTAACGTGCCAGATCTATGATCACGACGTGCTTTTGCTACACCACCTTCAAATGATTCTTTCTTGTTCTTATGTTTCCAAGCGGTAGCATAAGCGATGGACTTTTCGTCATCGGACAGTTTGCCATCTTTAGCATATCCTTTCTTGATATGCTTGACCATCCTCTCATACTTTTTTCCAGGAGGTGCAACCTCCTTTACTAGATCAGGGTGTGGTGCATATAGAGGACCCTGGTAATTACCAGCGAATACAGATTCGTTGGTGGTCTTAGTTACCATACCTTTCTGTCCATCATCGACAGTAGGCATGACTTCTACATTACCAGTTTTCTTTTTGGACTTAGACTTTTTCTCCTTATCCTTGCATCCACACTCCTCTTGGAATTCTTTGAATGTCTTCATTTCTTTTTCTTCATTGCAATGATCTTGCCAACCTTCTTGCGACGTGCAAGGAGATACTTATCAGACTTATCGTGGTCACCGTCGTTATCGATGTCCTTATCTTCTCCACCAACGGGATCGAGTTTCTTTTCTGCTAGTGCTTCACCCTCATGGGTTACTTCATCACCTGCCTTGACACAGTTGTCAACAGTCTTACCACCTTTCTTCTTGGTGCCAGCGAGTTTGTATCCTTTCCAGCAAGCCTTACCATCTAGACCTTTTGCTTTCTCGATGACATAGGTCTCACCATCGACTTCATACTCTTCACGCTCAAGAACTTCAGTCTCTTCTTTAGTAGCAAGTTGTGCCTTAGGACCTTCTTTCTTAGCGCCTTTCTTACGCTTAGTAGTGTCTTCGATTTCAGCACCATTAGACTGTGGCATCATGCCATCAAAAGGTGCTTCCGAGAGATTGAGATCTACAGGTTCAGAATTCTGGAAGGTATCTCCTCCCATCCATCTACCATAAGCTTCCATCAATCCTGACGAAAAATCGTCATTGCTATTGACTGTATTAACTGGCTTCTGATACTTCATCGTTTAGTAAGGAGGTTCTTCTCGTATTATTTATAGATCTAATGTTCTTGATCCACTCACGAAACATTTGACCTTCTTCAGAGATAACAATGGCATAGTTACCACCAACTCTATGAATATGTCCCTTGTCTCCTGTGCGTGAGGACATAACTGCATCACCTTCACGAAAGACTAGTTGCTGTCTTTGTTGTTGGCGTAGTGCTTCTTCTCTAAGTTTCTTGAAATCTTTCATTTGAAATTTTTAGGCAAGGCAGCCGCGATCTCCATCATAAGGTCACGACAATCATTATCATTCAATGCTCTAGGGATACCAGAACGAAAAGTTTTGAAATCGTTAGCATGTGCTGCACGTCTCATCTTTGTTCCAGATATAGCAAAGGTGTCCCCATCAGCATCTCTGCTTCCAGAAGACTTGATCTCGATTTTTCTAAACGAAAAATCTTTTCCGTTGTATTTATGGAGGAACTGCATGGCAGAAACCCTATCAGATCCCACTAAAAAAACAACCTCATCGTATCCTGCCATCATAAGATCTTGCAGAATAGCGACAGGTTGTTTAGGTCCTGAGAATATTTTACCACGATGTTCGGGAAACATTTTATTCATGTAAAATAATTTCCTATCAGGGAGGAGGGGATTACTACCTTTTTTATCAACAGTCTGGGAAATGTAGATGCGATAGTCATGCTGACCAGCAGCACGTTTCACGCCATCAAAGTTATCTTTGTGACCTGTTGTTGGTGGTTGAAACCTACCAAATGTAAAGTAGCAAACCTTTCCGTCTAACGCCATTGCTTCTGTAAGGTGAAGTTGTTGTAAGCAAACTCCAGGCGATTGACAAACTTGATCATGCTGCCATCTTTATGAAGAACATATCCTTCTGGAGTTGTAACCTTATATCCTTTCTCTGTCTGGACAAAAGTCCTGAACTCTTCCAGGTGGTCTAGTTTATCTATAACCATTTGTTTGACAATCTGCAGTTCTTTGTACAGAGCAATCATTGCCTTGAACTTATAGACATTATCTACCAGATAATTCTCACTAGCGTATACGAGATTGCGTTTCTTGGTTAGGTTTGCAGCGGTCTTGATCTTAGCAAGTTCCTTACTAGTCTTAGCATGATAGAAGTTTGCTAGGTCATACAATGTTTCATCAATATTACCTACGCTACGAGCATTTTTGATTTGATCGTTGAAGAATGGTTTCAAGAAACTAGAGATGTGAAACTTTGCATCGCCAGTCTTTCCTTGAGCATCAACCAGTTCATCTAAGAAATCACCGCAGATCTGACACATGCGTTCAATCTTGCGAATCGATGCATCAAACTTACTCATCTCCGTGCTACTAAACCCAACACGATGCATTGGTGTATCATTTCCAATAACAAGTGCATCATCAGATCCTTTTACTCTAGCACCAGCACGAGCTTGCATCTCTGCTAGAACATCACCTGTGTAATGAGTATGAAATACTACTCCAATTTTTGCTCTGCGAGCTTTTTTACCAATATCGTGGTCAACAGGGATGCCATAAGTAATAGTGTTTGGTCGAAATGTGAGGAGTTGTTCGCCATTAATAGTCTCTCGTTTTAGATCAGATGTAAAGAGAAGGTCACCCTGAATGACACCATCAATATTCAATTGACTGAAGTAACGATAAGAAAACTTCAGTTTCTCTGCCAGGTCACCACTGTAGTATTCATCTACATCCTCTTCTGAATAACAAATCTTTGGTTCAGTCTTATTAAAGACAGATTTAGTTCCAACAAAGAAGAAACCCAGTTCAGGATCTGTGCCACAAATAACAGAAGGAGCACCGTCCCATTTGGTTTGCATGAATCCACTGCTCTCCTGGTGTCCGAGCATCTTCTTTAGTTCTTCTAAGAAAGAAACCGCTGCCATACACCCTGCGATGCCATAGTTCAGCATCTCATCTTCCAAGTGTTCTAGGTGTTTTAGTTGCTTTACGTTTGCCATCAGACTGTGTGAGTAACTTTTCTTCCGCCTTGTGGGTAGATTGATATTCTCATACCACGAATACCAAAGTCACTCCTAACACCCTTAGCACTAGGATCAATAATCTTTTCCCATGCTCCCTTCTTGATTGCCATCAGAGAAGGAACATAGTCACCTGTCATCTTATCACCATTATTATGAACATGATCAGCAGACATAATATAGTATCCCGCCTGTTTCTTTAGTTTTGGAGTTCCTTGAAACAAGACATGTACATTCTGTTCGCCAAACTGCTTGCCATAGTCAGGTCCATACAGAGAATACATTTTTAGTTTCTCATCAATGATGTCACGTCTAGCAGCAAATCCACTGACCTGTGCCCAACTAGTATTAGTGCTGGTATATCCCCTCACTGCTTCTACAAATGCCTCAACCTCTGGGTGGTCTCCAATTTCTGGTCCAGCACTGCCCCTGGTAACACCAGACCACTGACCAAAGTCCTTTGCTTGGTTTCCCATCTTGTGTGAGATAAACCCAACGTTGACTAGTTTATCATTATGACATGCCACCAGAGCAAGGTCTGCCTTGGGTGTGCCACTTACCTTATTGACACCCACGATATGCTCGAACTTATGCTTACCCATCTTTATTGTTAGAGATGGGCATGTCTTGTCCATCTGAGACCTAGGGTTATCAAGTTCTTTCTGAATAGCATCAGCAATTGCAGTGTTCATATCATTGATGAAATGCAACTCACCCATCTCCTGAGTGCTAGGCATATTCAACTCATACGAACTGTCTAACAATTCAGTAAGTTCTGCAAGTCTTCCCCACCTTGCTGTGAGTTGCTGACCCGCTGGTGGTTTGCCACCAAACTCAACCCCCTTATGTACCTTGCCAGATGCTAAAACTAAATTACCTTTCTTGAAGTTTATACTAACAGACTTCATGAAGTCAGGAGCTTGTGCTTTCGCTGCAGCAACAAAAGCATCCTCACTAAATTTACTAATCTTGATTGCTACTGGATCTCTCTTAGGTACTTTGAATTCAATTTCATCGAACACAAAATACTCACCATCAGTAGTTGTCAGTGGTGATCCAGCAACAACTTTTCTATGAATTTCTCTTAGGTTATTCTCGTATCTGCCACTCCTATTGAGGTGTGACCATGTAAGTGCTGTCATGAAAAAACCTCCCGTCTAACTATTTAGAGGGAGGTCGTATTTATACATCGTATTTGGCAAACAACTTACGGATGTTTTGGGTAATGGGCATACCACTAGAGTAAGTTTCAAGCAGTTCTTCGTTCTCATCAATGATAATCAGAACAGGAGTAGCAGTCACACCATACTTCTTAGCAAGAGCAATGTTCTCTTCTGGGATTGGTTCATCACTGAAGTCTTCAAGATGGACTTCTTGAATGACTTGTGTGCGTTCGTCTTTCATAGCGTTGAAGTAACGCTTTACCAAACCACAAGGACCACATGAGTCCTTGGTAAATAGAATAAATTTAGCTGTCATCGATCTCCTGCTTTACGGTTTTCAGAATAGTAAGAGTCAAAGGTTCCTTCAGGATAACGCTTCGACAACTTGCGGATGTTGGTGTCAAGCACTTCCTCCATGCTAATCTCAAGTGCTTGAGTTGCTTGAGCAACATACCACATGATGTCACCCAGTTCAATGATCAGGTGCTCTCGGTTGTCTTCGTTCCAGGGTTTGCCTTGGAAAACCATCTTCTTAATGATCTCCAGAAACTCACCACCTTCAGCATTGATCCCAACGCCACTAGTAAGAAGACGCTCAATATTGG